AATATAAAAATAACGCCGGCCAAAATAAACTCATGGGCGAATGATATTCGAAAAATGGATATTACAGATGGGATTTCATTTAAGCGCATAAAAAGAGTTTTGTTTTGGTATGCCGGAAACATAGGGGGTAAATATATTCCAGTAATAGAATCAGGATCTTCTTTACGTGAAAAGTTTATACGTTTAGAAAATGCAATGGAAAACGACGGATACAAAAAGCAAGACAAAATGGAATCGACATACGTTGAACCAGATGAACTCGCAGACAAATTCAAAAAAACAAGATCGTAATGAAAAACTTATTTTTGAAACTGAGAAAAATAAACACACTCAAACCAATCGAGCGTGTATCTTTTGAACTTACTTTTATTTGCACTCCGAGCTACATAATTCAAGCAAATCTCGCTTGGAGATAAAAGAACAACCAAATTATAAAAAATTAGAGTATGATTGAGGAAAGAAAAATCATAATCGCGCTGATAACATCAACCGAATATATCCAACAGATAAAAGACTACTGGACTATTCAGCTATTCGAATCCAAAACAGCTAAGAAAATAGCACTTTGGGTCATGGAATATTATGATAAATATAAAAAAGCCCCCGGAAAAGATTTTGAGGCAATATACTATCGAAAAAAAGAAAACGGAAATGGTTTGCCGAAAGACTTGGTTGAGGAAATGGAGGAAACTTTATTGCCGGGTCTTTCTGAGGAATATGAAAACGAAACTGTAAACGTTGATTATTTAGTCGACATTACCAAAGCTTATTTCAACGAAAGGCATATCAGAAAACATGCTGAGGAAGTTATTTCTTTGCTGGATGCTGGAAAATCGCTTGAAGCTGAAAAATTAACCGGGGAGTTTAAACCAATTGCAAAAGATGCTAATTCTTGGCTTGATTTAAACAGCGAAAACATAAAAGAGAAATTACACAAAGCATTCAACCGTTCCAGAGAGGGTTTAATCAGGTTTCCGGGCGCGATAGGAGAGTTTTTAAACGATCAATTGGTTCGCGGAGCTTTTGTAGCTTTAATGGCTCCTGAGAAGCGCGGAAAATGCCTCACTGGAAATCAAAAAGTATTAATGAGCACAGGTGAGGAGTTAACCATAAATGATCTTTTTTTGCAAAAAAGGAGAGATATAATCTCATTTGATGAAGAAACGCAGACATTTGTAAAAACAAAAATATCAGATTTTTGGAAAAATGGAGTTAAAAAGGTATATCAAGTCACAACAAAAACAGGAAGAAGGGTGCAAGTAACATCAAACCATCCATTTTTAACACCCAATGGTTGGGAAGACTTGATTGATTTGAAAAAAGGTGATTTTATCGCCGTCCCAAAAAAAGTAGCTTATTTTGGCAGAAGAAATCTATCTGATATTAAAATAAAATTATTGGCTTATTTTATAGCAGAAGGGTGTTTGGCAGAATATAATTATGATAATGGGAACGGTACGCATAAAACATGTTTATTTACAAATGCAGAAGCAGAAATACAGAAAGATTTTACAGCTTGCGTTGAAACAATGGGTTGCAAAGTGAATTGGAACGGGATTCAAGGGTATGTTTTTAATTCTGAAAATAATAAATGGAAACATGGTAAAAACCATGTACTAAACATGCTTACACAATTTGACCTAAACGGCAAATTGAGTTACCATAAACACATTCCAAAAATCATATTCACATTACCAAAAAATAAAATAGCTTTGTTTTTAAAAATTTTATACACATGTGATGGTTGGATAAATGTAGATGGGAATGAGATTGGGTTTGGTGTAGCCAATGAGATTTTAGCAAGACAAGTTCAAACACTATTAACTAAATTTGGCATAGTAAGTGGTATAGCATTCAAATCAAATAACAAAGCAGGGGCTTGGTCAGTTACAATACGCGATTTGGAAAACATAGTTCTATTCTGCAATGAGATTGGTTTTGTATTTGAAAAGCAAGTAAAAGCAAAAAAAGCTATTAAGGGGAAAGAAATTATTTATAAATCTTTTTTAGATAAATTCCCATACCAAATAGCTGAAAAATTTTACAATGCTGTTAAAAATGAATTAGGAGGTGGTTATAGGATAGAAGCTGGTAAAAATTCAGAAAAATCACACTTCCATAAAAAGTTCACAAAAGCAGGAACAACAGCATATCAGATAAAAAAGAAAACTCCTATAATGCGGCAATCTTTTATAGAAATAAAAGATACTGATGCTGGGAAGTTATATTTCAACTCCCCGATATTGTGGGATGAGATTGTTGAGATCTTGTATATTGGGAAAATGGAAACGTATGATGTTACAGTAGAAAAACATCACAATTTTATCGCCGAGAATATTATAGTTCATAATTCATTTTGGCTTTTGGAGTTTGGAATGAGGGCAATCAAAAACAAAAAACGAGTTGCTTTTTTCCAAGCCGGAGACATGGATGAAGACGATCAATTGGTTCGAATAAGCTGTTATCTGACTGGAAAAGCAGAATTGTTAAGTTCAGCCGGGGTGATGTTTCAACCAGTAAAGGATTGTACATTGAACCAAACAGATTCCTGCGACAAAAAAGAAAGAACATGTTCTTTTGGTTTGTTTGATAAAATGGAAGCTGTTAAGATTCGAAAGACAATAACTTTGAAAGAACTCATGGAAGCAAGGAAAGACAACAAAGACTACATTCCTTGCACAGCCTGTGATAAATATGACAAAAACAAATGGGGCACGGTGTACGTTGAAAAGATAGACACCGGGGAGCCTATTTCAGAAGAAGAAGCGGTTGAAGCTTTTGAAGAGTATTTCACAAAGCACAAAAAGGAATTCAGACTTTCCACGCACTCAAACGGAACATTGTCTGTAAAGGATATTGACGACATTTTAGGAATTTGGGAACAAGAGGGGTTTATTCCAGACGTAATTCTCATTGATTACGCCGATCTGCTGGTAGATCAGAGTCAAAAGGAAGAAAGACACCGCCAGAACAAAATTTGGAAAGATTTGAGGGGATTAAACCAAAAAAGGAAATGCTTGTTGATTACAGCGACGCAAACCGATGCGAATAGCTACAACAATGATTTACTTACTTTGGATAATTACTCCGAAGATAAAAGAAAGTACGGCCACTGCTCCGCGATGTATGGTTTGAATCAGGATCATTCGTGGCGAGAAAAAGAACTCGGAATAATGCGACTGAATGAGATTATAATGCGAAAAGGAAATTTCAGTTCGCTTAATCAGGTACATGTTTTACAAAATTTAGCCATAGGAAGGCCTGTTTTGGGGTCTTATTGGTAATTAAGATATTGAGTTTGTTTGAGATTTTTAGATAGCACAACAAGACCCGGGGGCAGTACCCGGCAGCTCCACATCATTCGCCTGATCGCTAACCCGTCGCGTTAGTACGGTTTTAAGGGGCTGAGTAGCATTGATTGGGTGTGAAGGATTAATTTAGAACTCAATGGCCTATAAACGGCAAATCAATTCAAATGGTTCCACAAGAGCTTAGAGCTGTTGCGTGACCGACAGGGGTGAAATCCCTTGCTATTGCCTCGCTACCTTCACAGGGGCGGGGTTTTGGCAGTGAAAGAAAGTATCATTTAGAAATGACACAAAATTCACTAAAAAGAAAGGAGGCTTTTATGCGGTCTGTGAGTAAAATCTGACCTACAAAAAACAAGCAAAATTGCATTCAAAAAAGAAAGCTGTTTGATGTAGGGTTGAATGGCTTTCTTCTAAAAAACAATCAAAAAACAAAACAATGTACACAATCACTAAAACATTCTCTTTTTCCGCGACCAGACAACTGTCAGGATTTCCGGTAGACCACCCAAAAACAATGGTAAATGATATTACCCTCGACATTACATTCAAACTTACATCCGTTTGTTTGAATCAGGATGGATTCATCATTGATACTGATAAATTGGTTTGCATTGAAACTTTCATCGGGATGGAATTGAACAAAAAATACATAAACAATGTTTTTCAATTTAATCCTACGAATGAAAACATCGCTAAGTTCTTTTTCAAAAAATACAAAAAGCAATTCCACAATATCAGTGCAGTAGTTGTTAAAGAAATGCCGGGAAATACAACAGCCAAATATATTTTATCCCATGATGAAGAAGATCACATTGAAATTGTAATAACCCCGCACACTATAGAAGAAGATTTCATAAAATTCCCGTTAAGCGGAACACAAAAGAAACATAAAAAGAAAGGATTTTCTTTGTTGTAAGCTTTTTAAAAATACATCAAAAATCATTTTTTTAATCCGATTACATTCCATATTTTTACAATTCGATTTACATAATTTTAACCTTTAAATTTTTAAAAATGATTACAACAAAACAATTAAAAAACGCAGCAGAAGAACTGATTGAAGTATTAGGTTTGGTTGACGACGTTACAAAAAAAGCTATCGCAATCACAAAGAAAATGGGTGATGATGAAATCATAGCCTTAATCAAAGAAGCAGCCGAAGAAGTTACCCCGGACGATGAAATTTCAGAAGAAACTCGCGAGATTATTGACGAGCTTTTGAATGCTACAAAAAAGAAAGCAACAGCTCCCGCAGCCAAAGGCAAAAAAGTAATTGTTCCAGAGCCGGAACCAGAAGATGATGAAGATGTCGAAGAAATTGATGAAGACTTTGAAGAACTTCCTACTGATGGGCCTGAAAATGGAGTTGACGACGAAGATGAAGACGAAGCCCCGGTAGTTCCAGACAAAAAAGCAAAAAAGCAGCCTGTTGCTGAAAAAGCAGTAGCCCCGGCCAAACCAAAAAAGGCAATTACTCCTGTAAAAGAGGAAGCTCCTGCAAAGGAAAGCAAGCCAGCTAAAGCCGCTAAAGTAGCAAAAGAAAAACCAGCAAAAGCCGCGAAGGTGAAAAAGCCAAGGGAGCGCAATTCTGCATTTGCCGACGCATTGCTTATTTTAGGCAAAACTCCTGAAATGCCCGTAGCCGAACTTATCCAAAAAGTACTTGCAAAAGGATATGATGATACTGCGAAAAATGGAATTCGATCAGCACATCTGATTATGAAACGTGCGATTGAGCACCTCAAACAAGGGGGTCACTACAAGGCATAAAAACATTCGTTTACATTTTAAATTAAAGGGAGTGTATAGCAGCACTCCCTTTTTAATCCAACCACATGAGCAAAATAGGTTTAATCAATGTTGACGGTCACAATTTCCCGAATTTAGCTTTAATGAAACTTTCCACATATCACAAGTCCCTTGGGGATTCTGTGAAATTTGTTACCCTTGGGAATTATGACAAAATATACATGAGTAAAACATTTACCTACACACCTGACTACAAACTTGGTTTTATAAACTGTGATTCTATTGAAAAAGGAGGTACAGGTTACAAGGAATACAGTAAAACCCTCCCGGAACACATTGACAAACTTCCGTGCGATTACAGCATATATCCGCAGTTTAAATCAGCATACGGATTTTTGACCCGTGGTTGTCCGAATAAATGTGCGTGGTGCGTAGTTCCCCATAAAGAAGGAGATGTACACCCATACGCGGACATTGAAGAAATCCTGCAAGGAAGAAAAGAGGCAATTTTGATGGACAACAATGCACTATCACATGAGCATGGGTTGACACAAATCGAAAAAATAATAAAGCTTGGAATAAAAATAGATTTTAACCAAGGTTTAGATTCAAGAATCATAGCAAAAGACATAGAAATATCCAAATTGCTGAGTAAAGTAAAATGGATGTCTACATTGCGCATGGCCTGTGATACTAAATCACAAATTCCTTTTATAGATAAAGCCTTGTCAAATCTGAATCAGTTTGGATTTAAAAACAACAGAGTGTTTGTGTATGTGCTTGTTAAAGAAATACCGGATGCTTTGGAAAGGATTGATTTCTTGAAAGGGAAAGGTTGCATTCCATTTGCTCAACCATATCGCGACTTCGAAACAAATAAACCTGTATCAGCTACAATGAAAAAATTTATTCGTTGGGTTGATCGGACTCAAATATTTTATTCAACCACTTGGGAAAAGTATAACGCTTGAAAATATGGATTTAATTACGTATAAAAATAGAATCGCGTATTTAGAAGAATTATGCGAAAGAGAGAAAAAGCGAATAAAATGTGAGTATGCTTTTTCAAATAACAATGTTATATTAGGTACTGTTATTACGGATAAGATAGGCAGCATCATAGTAAAAGAAATCAAAACGTATCTAACAGAACCTCCGCAATGCGCGTATGTCGGTTTAATATCCACATGTAACGGTGTTATACAGAAAAAAGAAAAATATAGGACAATATATCAAAATAATATAATCAAAAATGAAAATAAATAAAACTCAACTTCTCGCCGCTTTAGAAACGGTAAAGCCCGGCCTTGCCAACAGAGAACTAATCGAACAATCCACATCATTCGCTTTTATGGATGATAGGATTGTGACGTACAACGACGAAATAAGCATCTCCCATCCCATAGAAGGGTTAGAAATTGTTGGAGCTATCAATGCCAATGAATTGTACAACCTATTGGGAAAGTTGAAAAAAGAAGAAATTGACCTGACCGTAACAGATTCCGAACTATTGATTAAATGCGGTTCAGCAAAAGCCGGACTAACACTACAATCAGAAATAACACTCCCAATCGGTGAAATAGGAAAAAAAGGCAAATGGAAAGCAATCCCGGAAGATTTACTAAAAGCTATGTCTTTTGTAATGGGGTGTGCTGTTAAAGACATGTCACAGCCAATTCTAATGTGTGTTCACGTCAATAAGGCCGGATATGTGGAAGCTTCTGACTCATATCGTATTTCAAAAATGATATTGAATGAGGAACTTCCTGTAAAAACATTTTTGATTCCGGCGAGTTCAGTTGCAAAAGTTGTAAAAATGAATCCTGTTAAAATAGCAGAAGGGGATGGTTGGATTCATTTCAAAACAGAAAACGGATCTACAATATCTTGTCGGGTATTTTCCAACGATTCCTTTCCAGATACATCCCCATTTTTAAAAGTAAAAGGAACTGCGTTTGTTTTTCCTGACTTAACAAAAGATATACTCGAAAAAGCAGCTATTTTTTGTAAAAAAGATGGGTTGCATGAGAATATTAATATCACTTTAGATGCAGGGAAATTCAGTATAAAAAGCCAATCAGAAAGTGGTTGGTTTGAGGAAACTGTTAAAATAAAATATACAGGGGATACTATTGTATTTTCATTACCTCCCGCGACACTAAAATACATTTTGACAGAAACATTAGAATGTTCTGTATCGAATGAAAAAATGATATTTGCTGGTGAAAATTGGGTTTATGTAACTTCTCTGAACACTATATAACGGCCTTGCTACATGAAGCATAGCGGTTCGTAGCTATGCAACGGCATGGGGTTAAAAGCGCTTCCCTATCAACCGTTGAAAAACTAACAAAGTGCTATAATGTTGGCTAACCACGTAACCCATGCTGTTGTATGAGGTGCTGTTATAGCCAGTTAATTTTAATCAAAATGAAAATATTTATAGTTAAAACAAAAGCAGGTGTAATTTATATTCATGTTTGTGATGTCATAATGGGCGAACTCAGACCAGAATACATGGATATTGGAGATGAAATAAATATAAAATGTGTTGATATGTCAGAAGATCAATTCTCTAATGTTATGAAATTGGTTGAAAGTGGACTAAACGTCAGTGTAGATAATTAATTGACCATAACGGTCGGCGGTATGCGACGTGGGGGATGCCGTGGACGCGAACTTGTCACCCGAGCAGAAAGCTTGCAAGCGAGAACAGAGCTTGCAAATTGCGCTGACCCCCCATGGCGTATGACCGCTTGTGTGCCATTGCTTATACACGGTGTTAGGCACAGGTTTTTATAATTAATAATTCAAAATATGAGAAAAATACACATAAACAACGATGACAATTACGCTACACCACCTGCCTTTTACAAGGCACTGGATAAGCGTTTTAACTTTGATTTTGACCCTTGCCCATATTGCGAGGGTGAAGTAATTGACGGATTAAGTATTGAGTGGGGGAGCTCAAACTTTATAAACCCACCTTATAGCCAAAAACTAAAAGAAGAGTTTGTAAAGAAAGGAATTGAAGAAATGAAGAAAGGTAAAGTTTGCGTTTTTTTAATACCTGTAAGCACTTCGACAAAACTATTTCACAAATACATAAAGCCAAATGCGACCGCAATAGAATTTATTGAAGGCAGGATAAAGTTTGGAAAGTTGGATGCAAATGGAAACTTTTATTTACCATTAAACGCAAAAGGCAAAACCCAAAGCGGAACAAAAGATAGTATGGTAGTAGTTTTCGATGGACGATCTTAAACTTGTGCCTAACGTTTCGTGCTTATTATTAACAATTAAAAATTAATTATATGAGTTTTCAGGAAGCAATGATACCTTACAATGCAAGCGTAAAAGCTGCTGTAATGGCAAATACTTGGGGGCATTTAGCACCTAAGCCACAAACAACCTATAAAGGATATATTTTATTTGTTTATACCGCTTGTTGTGCGTATGTGCTTTATTAATAACAAATTAAAATATAAATTATGGCAAATTTTTGGCAAATTAAAACAGCAGATTACTATTGGACAGCTCGTGAATTAAAACAGTATTTACCAGAGTTGAAGCATAGTGATACAGAAGACATAGTTTCTCGTTTGAGAGGTAGTGGAATTTTTTTAGTAAGAAAACAGGCTGTAAAACGCCCAATGTGGATAAGGCTTACAATGCCTTTAGGATTACTATTGATATTTCTAATGCTCATTACTTCCCCAATTAAATTTATGATAACTGGAACTTGGGGATATAGAATTGAATGGATTTCGAACTGGCTTGGTGCGATGGGTTTTTAGCATTACCGCTAACGGTGGGCATATGTTTTCGGTTTGCCAGCACCACATTTTCAAGTTAGCACTAGCTTAAAGGCAAACTGAAATATATGCCGTGTTAACTACAGTGCTTATTTATAATTAAATACATAAAAATGAAAACATTAAGAAAAGTAACAATTAAACCAGTTTGCGTTGAATTTATCCCTGATAAAAAGGATATGGTACAGGATGAAATTTACATTTCTGCTGAATACAAAACTGCCGTACACTTATGCCTGTGTGGTTGCGGAAATTTATCTGTTACACCTTTTATGGATGATACAGATTGGAGAGTTATGTTAAGGCAAAGTAATGGAAGAGATGCCGGAGGATTAAGTATAATACCTAGCATATTAAATACCAATTGCCCAAATAGGTATCATTATATAATTACTGATAATGTTGCCAATGTCGTTTAGCATTGTAGTTAACGGTGACGGTAGCACGTAGTACGGGATTAAGTACCACGTCACTATCAACACGATATGAATTTTATTAGAACTACATATTTTCAATTACGCACTGCAACGGTTTTTGCTTATACCGTGTGTTGTGTGCATGTAGCTTTTAACAGTTCAATCGAAGTACGAACACTTTTTTATTTAATTTTTTTAGGGAGGATTTTTATTTTTATCATCTTAATATTTGGATATTTAAAAATTATCCCTATATTTGGGTAATATTTAAACAATTTTATATGAACACAAGAAATTTATTGTCTGAAAAACAACTAAAGTTAATAACTTCCATTCAGGAATTATTTAATAAACCTGTTTATTTAGTTGGCGGTGCGGTTAGGGATATTGTTTTAGGAATAGAACCTAAAGATTATGATTTTTGCTCTGGACTAACAACTAATGAAGTTAAAGAGCAATTAACTGGGAAGCATAGAACTTATTTAATTGGCGAAAGATACGGAACGGTTGGTTTTAAAGTTGAAAACGAAATGATTGAAATAACAACATTTAGAACAGAAAGTTATTTATTTGGCAGTAGGCAACCCAAAGTTCAGTTTGTTACAGATATTTCAGAAGATTTATCAAGAAGAGATTTTACAATTAATGCAATGGCAATTAGATGTGATAATTATAAGCTAATTGACCCATTTAGTGGAGCTGCTGATTTAGGCAGTAAAATACTAAAAACAGTAGGTGATTCAAAATTAAGATTTAAAGAAGACCCATTAAGGATATTGAGGGCTGTAAGAATAGCAAGTAAATATTCACTGAGTATTGAAGATAAAACCGCTGATAGAATTTCTAAGATGGCGAGTAAATTGTTGGAGATTTCAAAGGAGAGATGGGTGCAGGAGATTGATAAAATATTAATGCTTGAAAATTATAATTTAGGAGAAGGGTTGAATAGATTATGGTTTCACGGTATATTTAGATATATTTTGCCTGAATTACAATTACAATATGAGTATGAACAAAATTCGAGATACCATGATTTTAAATTACACGAACATACAATTAGTGTTGTAAAAGCCACGCCAAGCAAATTAGATTTAAGATGGGCTGCGCTTTTACATGATATTGCAAAACCATTTGTTAGAACTGATAATAAAAATGGGCATTGTAATTATATAAATCACGAGATTTTAGGGGCTGATATTGTAGAAAGATTGTCTAAGCATTTGAATTTTTCTAACAAAAGAAGAGAATATGTAGTTGATTTGGTTAAAAATCATCTAAATGAAGATTGTGAATTAAGAGAATATGACAATATAGGAAAAATAAATAAATAGGATATGATAGACAATTTTGAATTAGTAAAACCGATGTTAAAATTTGATTCAGATGATGATTTTTATTTCATTCAAATTTTACAAAGAAAAAAGGATAATCCAAACGGAGTTAATGGAAGTAATAACAGTAGCAGGTTAATTAAAGCGTACTTTATTAATTCAGTTGAGCATTTAGATGTATTTAAAGACGAGATGATATTTTTCGCTAATTACTTTAATGCTAGGGTAGGAATTAACCTTAACAAAAGAAGTTATGAAAAGACGGCTTTTAATACATTGAAGAAAACAGCGGAATTAATGCACAATAAAAATTATCAAATGGTAAAACGTGCGTGGAATACTTCTTGCGGAATACATAATGGATGCGATAAGATTTGGTTATTAGATATTGATACTAAGGATGCATATTTCTTAAATAATGTAAAAACATTTGTGCAAGCACAGAAGCCAATTGGAGACAATATATTAGGTGTTATTCCTTCTAAAGCAGGATTTCATTTAATCACAAAAGGGTTTGATTTAAGAGATTTTAATAAAGAATATCCAGAAATAGAGGTCCATAAAAACAACCCAACAAATTTATATATTCCATGATTGATTGGTTAAGAAAAAATAAAAAGTCGCTCAGTATTAGAGGTATTGAGCGACAACTTAAAATGCCTAACTCAACATTAATTAAGGCTGTAAATGGAACTCAAAAATTAGCAAAACATTGGGAAGAACCACTAAAGCAATTCCTAAACAATTTGAAAAATTGTAAGAGCGTGGGCAAAAAAATTAAATAAAAAAGACTTATTAAGCAGTACCCTTGCTACGAAGAAAGGCTATTGCACACAACGTTTACAGCTATGTTTAGTTGCTGATTTTGAAATACTAAACTATCAAAATACACAGAATTATGAACAAAGAACAAAACACCGATAACTCACAGAGCCAGCAATTAAACATAGCTGGTGTTATACCACGTTTATTTTATGTTGTTGAAAGAAATGACGAAGATACATGGGAACAAATATCAATAGGGCTTAAAACATACAAAGAAGCACTTGAATTTAAAAATACAGAATACCACAGAAAGAAATACCCATACGCTTTCATAGTAGCATCTTTTTAAATGTGGTATAACACTTATATATCCGTAATAAAACCAAGCCATGAAATCCTATATAACAAAAAGTTACGTAATTGAAAATTTGGTAAAATGACATACACATATTTAATGACAGACGGTGAGTATTTTAAAATTGGAAAATCTTGTGATCCTATAAAACGCGAAAAAGATTTTCTAATAAGCAATCTAAATGTTAAATTATTGTGCTGGGGCATCGGGATTAGTGAATCCTTTTTACATCAAAGGTATATTCAAAATAAGATTAATGGGGAGTGGTTCTATTTTGATGAAAAACAAATTAACGAAATATCTAATTTAATAAAAGGCGTTGTATCGGATGTAGAAAAAAGACCATATAATTATAATATATCAATAACTAAAAATATTCAAATTGTATGGATTATTAAAAATAACATCAGTTACGGTTTTGGAAAAGATAAAAATCTTTACAATTTAAAAACTGGACGAAAAATAAAGCAAACGTTAAATAATAGGTCTGTTGGATATTGGATCGGTAAAAAGTTTTACTCCGTGTCATTTTTAAAACAAAATGATATGCTTGTTCGTCCTAAATTTTTTGATGTTCCTTTTTAATTCTAATATAATATGAGTGGATTTTTCACACGTAAACAAACAGAATCAACATCCCGGCCTACCGGAAAAACATTTTCTTGTTCCGCTTGCGGTTTATATAAAAACAATGTAAACCCTAAAATGGAACCGATGGGAAATTTTGCCAAAGGAATAATGAACATCGGCGATTTCCCATCTGTATTAGATGATGAACGCGGTGAATATTGGCAAGGAAAAGAAGGTCGAATTTTAAAACGAGCCTATGCTAAATTAGGGGTTGATCTATTTGAAGATTGCGTAAACATAAATGCGGTTTCGTGTCATCCAGACGAAAAACCAACAAATCAACAGTTGGACTGTTGTCGATCAATGAAAGTATTGAAGGCAATAGAATACTATAAACCTAAAGTGATTGTTTTATTTGGGAACTCGGCGCTTTATAGTGTAATAGGAAATCGCTGGAAAAAAGACTTAGGGGACGGATCAAAAACAAAATTAGGAGCTATTCAAAAGTGGAGAGGATTCACAATACCAGACCAAGATTTTAAAACATGGTTTTGCCCTGTTTTCAGCCCATCTGTTGTGCTTTCAGAAGATAGACCAGAAGTAGAGACTACTTTCAATTTGGACTTAGCCAAGGCGGTAAAATACCTTGATTTACCATTTCCTGTTTGGGAAGAACCCAAGATTGAAGTGATTGAGGATTTATCTGAGATTGAAAATACATGGGTTAATTCTAAATGGGGTGATACTAAAATACACGCGAATCCTGAATTAGCTGCTTTTGATTATGAAACTACCGGATTAAAGCCACACGCAGAAGGGCACAAAATTATTTGCTGTTCAATTGCTCATGACGAACATAACGTGTATGTTTTTATGATGCCTAAAACCCGCAAAGAACTCAAACCATTTTTAAACTTTCTCAGCAATCCTGCTATTGGTAAATGCGGAGCAAATATCAAGTACGAGCATGTGTGGTCCAAAGTAAAATTGAAAGTGGAAGTGCAGGGATGGAAACATGATACAATGCAAGCGGCGCATATTTTAGACAACAGAACCGGAATAACAGGTTTGAAGTTTCAGACTTATGTAAATTTTGGTATTGTAGACTATGATTCAGAGGTTTCTCCTTATTTACGTCCCAAGGTTGCAAATAGTGCAAACGACATAAATCAAATTGAGGATTTGTTGAAGATGCCGGGAGGAAAGGAAAAATTGCTGAAATATTGCGCTTTGGACTCTATCAACGAATATCGACTTTGTGTAAAACAATTGAAAATAATGAATAATACGATTTAGCTATGGAAAAAGGACTTGAAATACTGGCATATTTGTTAGATGCCGATTGTCGTTTAAATGGTGAGCGACCTATCACAAATAAAAGGCTTTTGACTTTATTAGAAGGAGTGGATCAGCGTATAAAATTTGAAGACACAAATAAAGAAGGGAAAGAAAGTTTGTTTAAAAAAATAAAAGAGGCGCATATCGTTTCAATACACCCATATATGTTTCGTCCGGGACAACCAGCTAAAATTTTAGGGGTTGATATTGTCGCGCCGGATAAAAACAAACCACCAAGAGCCTGTTTCCATGTTCAATATTCTGATTTATTTGAAGATTGGATTCCTGTGTCTGATACTAAAAACTACCATTTTGCATAACTTATCAATAAAGATGGAAACCACACCAACCATTAAAGATGCGTATTCATTATTCCATAAGGGAATCTTAGCTTTGAGTCGTGCAGAAATGCAAGGATTTAGAGTAGACGTTGATTACATACTACGCAAAAGAGAGTTCCTACAAAGGAAATTGGAAAGGACTGAGATTAAGTTTAAAGAGACTGATTTTTATGCTGACTGGTGTAAATCTACAAAAGGGAAGGTCAATATCAATTCATCCACACAGCTCGGCGATTATTTATACAAAACAAAAGGATTCACAGCCCTTAAATACACAAAGAGTAATGGAAATGGTTCCACGGATGACGAAGCTCTAAAGCAATTGAATATCCCTGAACTTGATTTTCTTTTTGAAAAGAAAAAGATAAAAAAGACGATTGATGTGCTTGACGGGTTTTACAATGAACAAGTTGATGGGACTATACATCCTTTCTATAATTTGCATTTAGTCCGTACTTTTCGATCAAGTTCGGATTCTCCAAATTTCCAAAATATCCCCAAAAGGGACGAGGAAATGATGACTTTATGTAGACGTGCTTTGTTCCCACGCGAAGGCCATCAATTGTTAGAAGTCGATTTTGGTCAATTGGAAGTTAGAATATCAGCGTGCTATAATAAAGATGAAACACTAATCAATGATATACTCCACGGGGATATGCACCGAGATATGGCTGCTGAAATTTTTATGCTCGACAACTTTGACAAAAACAACAAAGGCCATAAACTACTTCGTCAAGCGGCAAAGAATGGATTTGTATTTGCTCAATTTTATGGTGACTACTATAAGAACTGCGCAGAAAACTTAGCAAGCAACTGGTGTCAGCTACCAAAAACAGGAAAATGGAAATATGGACAAGGTGTGGTGATTGATGAAATAGGGAAACCATTTAAACCATACCATATCTCAGATCATTTAATTTCAAAAGGGATTAAAGAATATGGGACCATTACAAAGACAGAAAGGGGATATGTTGTTACTGGCTTTTTAAAACATGTTCAGGATATTGAGAATAACTTTTGGAATGTTCGATACAAAAAGTACAAACAATGGAAAGATGATTGGTTTGCCGAATATCAAAAAAAAGGGTTCTTTGATTTATATACAGGGTTTAGGTGCTCCGGTGTAATGAAGAAAAATGACGTAATAAACTATCCTGTTCAGGGAGCCGCTTTTCACTGTCTGCTTTGGTCTTTTATACAATTAGATGCTTTCATCATTGAAAATAATTTGGATTCGAGAATCATAGGGCAAATCCACGATTCATTAATCATAGATGTGAACCCAAAGGAATTGAAATTGATTGGGGAAACCGTGCATAAAATAACTACGGTTGATTTACCTAAACATTGGCCGTGGATAATCGTCCCGCTCGAAATTGATGCTGAAATATGTGGAGTAGATGAATCATGGGTTAAAAAAGAGAAATATGATTTGGTATGAAACCAAAGAAATGTGCAACAGTCGGATGTAGAAACAAAGCACACCACCAAAGAAACTATTGTGACACATGCCGACATAAAAAGTGGAAAGCAAACAATCCTCTTCGATATTTATATGATACAGTCGCGTGTAATGCTCGACGAAGAGGGGGAAGAGTTTACACTTACTTTTGAGGATATTGTTAAATTTTGCAAAGAAACCGGATATGATAAATTAAAAGGAAGGGAAACTCAATCACTTTCTATTGATAGAATTAGAAATGAGCTTGGATATGTGAAAGGAAACATCAGAGCAATAACAGTAGCAAGTAACGCTTCAAAAGGAGACTCAATCACACTTGATCCTGATTGGTTCCCGGAAGAAAGAGAATGTCCATTTTAAAACCAAATTTATATGAAAACAGATGACAGAGTAAAGAAAACAGTAGTCAAGCATGGGTATGAATATACCTTAATTGCCTGTGAAAGCCGTAAAAATTTTAGCATCGACGATCCTTGTTTTATGGGAAATGCCGGATATGCTTTACAATCATGTAAAAAACTAAAAGGATGAGTTTATATCACAAATACAGACCGCCTTCCTTGGAAGAAGTAAAAGGAAATGTCGAGTTGATTTCAGGTTTGCAAACTATTCTTGCTAAAGAAGACCCTCCGCATGTGTATCTTTTACAAGGCCCAACCGGAACCGGGAAAACGACTCTTGCTCGAATTATTGCAAAACAACTGGATTGCATCGGTGGGGATTTAAAAGAGGTGGATTCTGGACAACTTCGTGGGATTGATACTATTCGTGAAATTCGCGCTAATTGCTCATATAAACCATTGGAAGGGAAAAACCGAGGGTGGATTCTGGATGAATTTCACAAAAGTACAAACGATGCGCAAAATGCAGCTTTGAAATTGTTTGAAGATCCACCGGCGCATGTGTACTTTTTCATTTGCACAACTGAGCCTCAAAAACTGATTGATACTTTAAAAGGTCGTTGCATCATCCTTCAAACAAAAACATTGGATGATGATTCTATGACTTCACTTCTGAGAAAAATTGTGAGGAGTGAAAATGAAACATTGCAGAAAGAGGTGTACGAGCAAATAGTACAAGATGCATTAGGGCACCCCAGAAATGCAATTAATATTCTCGAACAGGTTCTTTCAACTCCGGCAGCAGATCGTTTAAATGTAGCATGTAAATCAGCCGCAGAACAAAGCCAAAGCATTGAACTTTGTCGTGCTTTGTTACGTGGTTCTAAATGGAAAGAGATTTCTGTGATTTTAAAAGGATTGACAGACCAGCAACCAGAGGATGTAAGAAGGCATGTGCTTGGATATTGTCAAGCGGTTTTGTTAAAAGAAGATAATGTTCGGTGTGGGTTGATTATGGAAATGATGCTCCCATCTGTTTATTACTCAGGGTGGCCGGGACTTGTATTTGCAGCATATTCAATTGTAAAAGGTGAATAGTCATTAATTTTTGTATATTTATAAACTTTAAATTTTAAAAAATGGATTACAAAACAGACATTGAAATTGATGAAGACATGCTTGACGTTGAGTTTTTAAATCAAGCCTCTCTTTTTATGAAGTATTCCCAGCACTACGCCCAGATGCGTAGAAGTGTGGACGAAGAAAAGCAATCGCTTGATGTTGTAAAAGCCGAAGTTGACCGAGACATCAGAGAAAATCCGGCAAATTATAATATCGAAAAAGTAACCGAAGG